TAACAACGTCGCTGACATCTTCTAAACGCACAGGCTTGCGGGTCAACATGCCTGCCAACATGCGCTCTAAGCGAACGTAATACGGGGCGAGCGTTGAACGGAGGAGTCTGTTGTCATATGCCTCATCAAGCTCCCGGACTTCTTGTGGCAGATATTTCCTATGCCCTTTTCTGATGCCGTAAGTCCCAGAAAGCAAAGCCTCAATCAGAAGCCAGTGCGGCTCCATATTTAAATAGGCGGTGTTGGGGCTTTCAACGGTGGTGACGTTGCCAACACGTTGCCTACCTGAAAAACCTGAATACACGTCAAGAGCCCGCCCGATGATCCGATGTTAATCGACAGATCTGCTGACACAAGAAAAGGGGCCAGCAACTGCCCCTAATCAAGGTCGATGGGCACCCCCCCAATGACCCGCTCAATATAACCTTATGCCTGTGCCCCGTCCAGCGCGTTCGTGTAACGGGTTGAATTCACTGAGGATTAAATACCCTATGGCGTCTGTCCAGTGTTCAATGTTGGCTGTTTTATCGATTACATACTCTTCTGCCCCCTGCTTATAAGTGACATTACGCAGGGCTTTTATGGTGTGTTTACAACGAGGATGGATGAATAGTTTCATGTCACCGTTGACAGTGCGGATCATCCAGTTAGTAGCGTTAATTTTGTCTTTTACAGACCAACAGGATCTAGGGCTGATACAGCTGAATCCTGCTCTGCGGATAATGTCATGGTCTGTTCTGCCTGCAGAAGATGTCTTGCGGGCTGACCCGGTGGGATCAGGGTATGCCAGGATCTGACGGTCAGGGAATCGCTCCTTCAGCAGAGCGCAAACCTCATCAGTATTGGACTGTTTAACAGCGAGTTCATCCCAAATATGTAACGTATCTCCTACTCTGCTGCCGAGAACGCCAGCCATAACGCTGACATTAAAATCAGAGCCCCAATAGATCGGGCCTCCCATATCTTTTACATCCTCTCGAATGTTGTCCTCTCCGAAGCCTGAGTAGACTCTGCCAGCCAGGGTTTCAAAGCTCGCTAGATATTCCTGCTGAAAAGTCCGCTCATCAAGTGTGTTTCTGGCCGCTTCAATTTCCTCTGCTGAAACGTTGCCCCCTTGAATGGTTGTAAAAGAGAAGGTGTCCCAATCATCCTGCTCTTGTGCCTGCTCCCAGAGATCATGAAACCAGTTAAGACCAGCAGGTGTTGTAATGAACCAGGCAGGGCCACCCTGATCAGACAAGGCAGGGCGTAACACCATCTCCCAAGCAGTCTGTTTTACATAGGCTGCCTCATCGATTACCAGGGCTGACAGGCTGACGCCACGAAGGCTGTCCTCATTATCAGCACCACGCAATGCAATCAGGCTGCCGTTTACGAATTCAATTGACAGATCTGATTCGTTGCGCTTAACAACAAGTTCTTCAGGTGCCATCGTTTTCAGTTCGCGCCAAGCAATCTGCTTTGCCATTCGGTAGTTCGCCGTTACATACCAGCAAAGGCTTCCGGGCTTCTCCATTGCCCAGCAGATAAGCCGCGTAATGCAGAGATATGTTTTGCCGAAACGCCTGCCAGAGCAGAGCAACTTAAAACGCTGTTGGGTATCCCAAACCTGACGTTGTGGTTCAGTAAGACAACCGACAAGACCATCAACATATTCCGCATAATCCTCCACTTTGAAGGCTGATCCTGCGATTACATCCGAAAGAACAGATCCACCAGGAACAGCGGCAAGAATGCTCATCAGTCCAAGATGCGAGCGATTTTAGCAATCGAGTTAATGCAGCCCAGCGTTACGGAAGGTTGACTCGATTTGCGGGTCTCCTGGGCGAGTGACGTAAGTTGCGCTAGCAGCTCTGCTGTTAACTGCCGCCGATCGATGTCCCAATCACTGGTGATGACCTCGTTCGCCCAGCTTATGTAACGCATTGCCTGCCGAGTGCTAACCCCCCATTCACGTGTCATGTACGCGACGGCCTCAGAGGTCGGGACGTTGCGAGCTTTTAAGGCTGCAACCCGAGCAATTCTCCATTCTTTTTCGGCGTTAGTTGATTTCTTGCCTGCCATGGCATCGACCTATTTTTTTAAGGGTAAACGATTTAGCTCATGCAGCTTGCTGCTTCTCGGCCTGTTTGCGGAGTTTTAGTTGAACTTTGCTCTCCCATGCTTTTTTGTATTCAACATCCTCAAAGAGCTTGCTGAACCCGGTGATGTGCTTCAGGCGCAGCACTTCTTCTGCTTCCATGCCGAGTTCTGCACAGATTTCTGCTTCTGACCAGCCATTCTCAAGCATCTGGAAGACCATGTTGCTCATGCCGTCAATGCTGTGTTTGCCCCGTGCACGGTTATGACGGACGGTGCTTGCCATCCGGTCATTTATGGGTTTTTCCAGCACAACGATCGGAAGGTAACCCAGGTTTCGATCGCGGATGTCCTGATTATTCCGACAGGTGAAGTAACGGTGGAAGCCGTCAACGATTACGTATTTCTGCTTTTCGGAATCCCAGATGGTGACAACGGGTTGCGTGTAACCGTCATGCAGGATTGAGGTGTAAAGCAGCCCAAGCTCAACCTTTGCAACGCTGTTGGGGTTGTAATCGTTTGGTTCAACATCTTCAACAGGAACCCAACGAATACGATCAACAGGTTGGCCGCAAAGAGGCGACATCATAAAAAGCGCCTCTCTTGCGTTTTCAATCGCTTCGAAGCGAGCCTGTCCTTGAAGCTTGTCAATTTCGTCCAGATTGATGATTGTCATGCTGCTGTTGTAGGTTGAATGCCCTGCTGGATAGCAAGACGGATGTACAGGTTTTTGCTGTTGTTTCGGTGGGTTTTACCCTTCATCCAATTACGCCAATCTGCCATTTGTGGCCGAGTCTGCCAGTTGTCTAGTTGAGTGAAATGGTAGTCATTGCTAAGAATGGATTTAATTTGCGCTTTGTACATCTCGTCTTTAGCTGGGAACAGAGTAAACTTTTCATCCATCTTCGCGAAGCGTTTACGAAATTTTTCTTGCTGATCAGCATGTAAGCAAATGTATTTCAGCAGATGGTCTCGGTAATCGCGCCAACATTTAAACATACTTGGCAAAGCTTTCGGACAAGCATAAGCATCGGTTTTTAATTGGCCCAGCGTGTTAACTCCTGGCAACCTGCGACAAAGGGCTTCCCACGTATGCTTTTCAATCTCCTGCAGATAAAACAGACTGACGAAGCTGGTTTCATGGTGAAGGTTTGAAACCCGCATCTGATTGATACCCATTCCATATCGGTATTGCTCGTCATAGATTTTGCAATAGGCCCATTTGTTGTCATGGATAGCCTTCCAAATATCGGTGTAACTCCAGTCATACAACGGGTAGAAGGTGTAATGATCTTTCGTTTTAGAAAGCGTCTGTCCCCAGGTTATGTGCTTGTAAGTGATGCCAGTAGTCAGAGCCATTGCCCGTGCGGGTGATTCCTCGCATCGAACACCTGCGACCCAAGCTACACGTTTGGCTCCCCATTCAACCAGGCTAATCCTTTTAAACAGCTCTTTAAATCGATCGCAATCATAACGATTTATTTTGATGGAGTTTGGCTCTTGTGGACGCATCCATTCTTCACCTTCTGCCCAGCAATTTAACCAATCGGTATCTGATGAAGCACTATTAAACAGTTTTAACGGGATCTGAAACCACCACATTTCTACTTCATCTTGATCTCCGACACTTCGAACGTAATCAACGACTGATTGCCATTCAGCTTCCTGATCGAGAAAAACAACTTTTACAGGCAGGCGGTTCAGTTCTCGCGCAACCTGCAGCGTCATGTTCAGCGTAACGGTTGAATCCTTACCGCCGGAAAAGCTAACAATGACATCGTCAAACTCTTTGTACAAATATCGGATGCGATTAAGCGCAGCTTCGTAAACGGTTTGATCTTGATAGAACCTCATTGCTCAACCACCAGATAATTACCAAACTCGGAGACACGGCCATATTGGCTGTAATTGTGCTCATGAATTAGTGGGGGCGTCTTAATGTATTTATGAGTTTCAGGCACATAGCCTGGCGCGTAAAACATAAAAAAGAGCCTGGCGTTTGCTGCAAGCATCTCGCTGATGTACAGCAGCTTTGCAGGCGCAATGTAAGACGGCGAACCGAACAAAGAGACAGCAAGATCAAACTTTAAGGTCTGTTTACCTGCGAAGCTCTCAAAACTGCGGCAAAGAACACTCCGACCGGGATGCTTTTGTAAAAGTTGATCGAGCATTCCCCGCGAAGAATCAATGCCAAGATATTGTTCGCAACTTGGATGATGATCTAAAAATAATCCTGTTCCACAAGCAATATCTAGGACAGCACCATTGGTGTAATTGATGCGCTCCATTATTTGCTGATCTTCCTCATGGGCTTCCGGCGAATCCCACAGCCGATCGTATTGATCAGCAATTTCATCGTAAGGATGATTCATAAATTAATCAGTTGCTGTTCAATAGACAGCTCTGGCGATTCAACAGCAATCGACTTGTCTTTTTCAATTTTGGCGCGGTTCAGCAGGATTGACTCATCAGGATTAGTGGTCATAGGCCAATAGCGCCACTCGCCATGGTCAAAATATCGACGTACGGTTTTCTTTTTGCCCCATTGGCGCAACTGACCGTTTTCAAGAATCCATGCAATTACATCACGATATTGATCGCCATCAGCCCAGGTTTCTTTGAGTGTGTAGTAATGAGGTATCCATGGCATGGTCCTGGCGAATTTATATTTCTGCTGCTCAAGCAGCTCGCCAACTTCTTGTGAGGTCATGAGACGTTGCTTTTGTCAATAGTAAAGGACTCATCGCAAAAGGGACAAGTAATTTGAACGTGATCCTGCTGCGGCTTGTTTGCAAATTGATTTGAAAGCTTTTGCTGCTCTCTTTCAATGGTGGCATCAGAAACGCCTAAACCCGCGCCTTGCGTTGGATTAGTTATCGGTTTAAAGCTGATCTCTTCTTCAGTATCAGGCGTGTAACTGGAGAGATCTAAAAGACGATTCAGGTCATCGTCAAGATCTAAGCCATGAATCGAGGTAATCTCGTCAAGGAGGATGTCATAGTCCCAAGTCGATTCCTCAGAAATCTTGTTGTCAGCAATGACATAGGCTTTCTGTTCTGCTGCTGACAGCCCACTAACAACCCGGCAAGGGATTTGATCTAGGCCAAGGCGACGAGCCGCTTCGAAGCGAGCATGACCAGCAAGAATCGTCAGCTTGTCATTTACGACGATTGGCTGAGTAAAACCAAACCGCTGGATCGCTGAGGCCAGGCTTTGAATCTGGCCTTCAGGATGCAAGCGGGCGTTATTAGCGTAAACGCTCAAGTCGCTGATAGGCAACTCTTGAGCTTGTACTTCAACGGTTGCCATTAAGGGTCCGATTTTTCAACGTAAAGGTAGCATTGCAAACAGGTGTCTCGCCAGTTCTGATTTTGAATCGGTCTTGAACGTCTTGCTGATAGCGTTTGAAAGCACGCTGTTCAAGCAAATCAACAAGCTCAAACAGGAAAGCATCTGATTTAACCATTTTGTGATGAGGCATCCAGCGAGCGAATTACAGCAGCGACAATAGACTCCATGTGTGCCCTCGGAATGCCGCTGTATGTTTGACAAGCCGCCTCAACAGCAGAAGCGTAAACTGTACGTCCTTTTTTCATTTTAAACTCAGAACCGTAAAGACGTTTCCGGATTAAAGCACTGCGGGTAATTTTGTTAGCTTGCGCTTCAGAGCTTAGAGCGAGTCTTTCTTTGTTGGATACATAGAAATACAAGCGTATGCTCGGATCATCAGTTTGAGCCTGATCTTTTTCTAAAGCTCTCTTAAAATGGGTCATCTGAAATCGTTGCTTTTTTTGGGGCTGGCAAAGCTGCTTTGTTAGGCATGGCTAAATCACGCGGCGAAGGTGCAGCCTCTGGCAGCTCAGGATGATAGTCCCTCAAAAGATTCTCGTGTGCAATGCCGATGTAGCCATTTGGGAAAGTGTTTCGGTCCACAAGTAAATTACTTGCCCAGCCAGGTGCCGGTTGATCTAGATCTTCGAGAGTCCAATACCCTTTTCGCACGCCGTGCTGAAGAGTTCGTCGAATTGATGCCCTGTCAAAAGCTTTTTCCATTATTAAAGGGACAAGTGGTTAAAAAGTGAATCGGGATTAAACCCGTGGTTTTTGATTTGCTGCTCGAAATAGCGAGCATAAGCTTTAGCTTGCTCGTCAGAGCTTGTAAGCCGTCGGAGTCTACGAAAAATTGCTTTAGGGCAATAATCCATCCGTTTTTTCTTTTGCGGGCGAGGTCCACGTTTTTTGTATGGCCTACGATCAAGATGAAATTGACCGCCACCATCTTCAACGATGACCCATGTATCTTCTCCTAATTCGCTTTGATGCGCACGGATGGTAGTGACATTCATTAAAAAGTGTTCATGAAACACCCATAGGACATGATTGAATCGCTTCAGATGATCAGATGTCCGATCCTTATATTCATGCAAAGACAACGGTGACAACTGCACTTCAACAGCAATGTGTCCTTTGTACCCAATGAAATCAAGCGTCCTGTGCTCGCCACGATCAATCTGAGATTGGATGTCTTTTGCGATTGATGGTGTAGCAGCAGTTAAAAATGCAATGTCAGGTTCACGAAAGCCCGGGTCCTTCTTATAGCGGGGCATTGTTGTTCTAATTAAATTCGGTGGATCAGAGCGCATTACACATCCGCGCTTGCCTGCTGCCAGCTCCGCACAGTATTGATGATGCCGAGACTCTGTAGATGCGCATTTAGCGTTTTTTGCTTTTCCTGGCAAGTGGGTAAAGCAGCTTGGCGAAAAGACCTGATCATCCCCACGGCAGTATTTTGTGGAGCGGCGAAAACTTTTTTCTGCTGGTATCTGTTCTGGTTGTAACTCAGCCAGGATTACCTCAAGTGAACGAGCGACCCCAGTGCGCTCATAATCCGCTTCCATTAAACACTGAACACAGCCGAAACGCTTGCCGCTGAACTGTTGCATAAGCGTTTCTTCTTCGTGCATCTCGCACAACTGATCAAGGCTGTAAACGCTTTTAGTTTCTAGATCGATAGCGGTTTGACTCATTAGACAAGCCCCCGCAGCGCAGGGTTGTCAGACTCATCGTTAAAGCCGCTTTTAGCTGTAAAGACGCGGCCTGCAGGATGCCTCGATGGCTCAGGCGCTGCATCTGCCTTAACTGCTGGCTTGAACTGCTCGTAGCGGCTGCAGGAGACGCCTTGCCATTTGCCGTTTATGGCTGCTTTGAGCTGATCAGCTACAACAATGTGTCCGTGAGCTTTTAAGAGCTTCATCAGCTCCGTCATCAGCAGATCCCATGCAGTCGATCCCCTGCTGCCCTTCTTGGTTTTCCAGAACTCTTTGATCAGAGCTTCATGTTGCTGTAACTCGTCATTTATATAGTTACTTTTATTAGATCTCTCTTTAAGAGTATTAGAAGAGCCCTGGCGGGCGGCTGGTTCTCCCATGATTAGTGCCTTTGAGGGATTGTCAACCCCCTGCTGAGTGCCTAGCTCAATCAGGTATGCGGCAAACTGAGGCATGGTCAGGGTTTTAGGCTTGTTATCAATCAGCAAATCTCCTATCTCAGGTGGCAAAACCACCCGTACAACCAGCGATTTACCCTTGTCGTGTTTTGCCAAAAGTTTTCATGTCGTGCGATGTCATGCTAGATCATAACAGGATATGATCCAATAGCAAAAGAGATCGCAAATGCTGGAACCCGTTAAGGGCCTTGAGTTCTTTGAAGACATCCATCGCTACAGGTTGTTTGACGATTGGTTGCTGCACAGCGTTACTGGCGTTCTGTCTCACGACATGGATCCTGCCGTTAAAGCTCGCATTGAGGCAACGCGCTGCGGCCCTGATGGCTGGCAAGAGCGCGGAACGACCATTCATGCCGCTCTGGAGCAGCATCTACTTGACGGGGCTCAGGCAGGCTCTGGGCCTTATCAGGCATGGACAGATTCTTTGCTTGATAACTGGCTCATCAAAGAATCAAACCCTCTGGCCGTGGAATACAGGCTTTGCGAGCCTGAGTTGTCGCTTGGCGGCTCGTTTGATTTCCTGATTGAACGTGACGGGCAGAAGATTCTCGGGGATCTGAAAACTGTCAGCTCTGCAAGAGCCGCAAAATCACGGACGGCCGCGACAGCTCAGCTAGGCGGATACCTGCGGATGTTGTCAGTCCATCATCCGAAGCTTTGGATTGATCGCTGTGTAACCCTTGTTTCCGGTCCTGGCGTAACTCGCGTTCTCAGCGCAAGCCCAGACGAATGCTGGAGTGCATGGGATGACGCTTGGGGTAAATACGCAGTACACCTAGAAATTAAGGAGCCTTTTTAATGCTGCGGCAGAGTTCAATCGATTACGTCGTTTCCCTGCTTAAACAGTTAAGGAGAGATGACCCGCAATACCTTGATCAATGCCAGCAAGAATTCAAAGAATTGTTTGGCGAGTTTGCTTCGCCTGCATATAAATGGAATGACGAGTCTTGGTCATTCTGGCTGCACAAATGTGGCACATGGCGCATCAAACACCGTCTAGCAATCGGGCTTTCCAATAAACGAAAACGCAGGTGATTTGACTGTTCTGACAGTATGGTATACCATACAGAAGTCGGTCACCCCCCCCCACGACAGATGTTTTCTCTCCACGAAACAACTCGGTACGAAGCCATGCAAGATGCATGGGAAGACCAGCAGCCTCAGCACTCGCCCTGCTGGCAGTTCGAGATCCCTTCTAAAGGCATTCTTGACTGGACAGATGATGAGTCTGAGCTGGAACGCTGGATTCAAGTCGCCATAAAGAATGGTGATTATGTCGTCAAAACTTTTGTAGCTCCTTTCTGATCATGACAGCAACAATCTCGCAGACAGAACGCTTCGAGCTTGGGCAGATCGTCTGCTCAAGCTACGGGTACAACATGACTATCGTTCAGTTTTACCAGGTCAACCGCCTTACAAAAGCCAGCGTCTGGCTACGGCCCATCGGGCGTCATGTAACGGGTGACGACGGTCAAGGTGAAGGCAAAGCCATGCCTGATCCTTCCTATCAAGCCCCAGACGACGATGTGTTCCGAAAAAAAATTCAGCTGTCCGATGGCAAGCAATTTGTTTCTGACTCAATCAAGCACTTCCGTATCTGGAACGGCAAACCTCAATACCACAACACCTGGGACTGATCTAATGAACAAGCTTTATCAACCACAAAACTTTCCCTGCTGGATGGCTCCGCTTTTCACCTGCTGCTTATTGGCTTTGCTAGGTGGAGCATTCTGGGTTTCAATGACAACAACGCTCAACGAGATGACGGAACGCGATTGTCGTTACGGCATACAAGCAGCTTGCGAGGCACTAAAGAAATGATCGTCTCTGATGAAATCCAGCAATTAAAAGAAGAACTCGCTGTCGCGGAAGACAATTACTGCCATGCCTTTGCCAGAGGCGATTGGGACAACGTAACTATTTACAGCCGTTCAGTTTCTAAGATCCGCTTTAAAATTTCCAAAATCCTTAAAAAGGAGCTTTCTAAATGATTGACACAGATTACGCCGTCCTGGCAGATGAAATCATGCAGCTCAAGAAACAAGCAAAAGAGATTAAAGATCTCATAGATCTAAAAACGTTGCATCTAGAAAACTCTTTTCAGCTTGGCGAGATAAACTCTTTTCAAGTGCAAGAGAATGTTTTTGAGATTAACAGGGTTCGAGTTACTCGCGTTGAAACCAGACGCTGGTTATACAGCGAGAGAGTCCAGCAACAGATAGATAAAATTAAAGAAGTTGCGCAGCTTACCGGCGAAGCGCAGCAGACTGCATCAACGTCGTTTAGGTTTAAAGAACTTGACCACACGAGTATCCTTTAATGTTACGGGGCGACCAGCGCCACAGGGAAGCAAGAATCAGTTTGGAGCTGAATCGAGCCCGCATGTCAAGCCCTGGCGAGCTGACGTTAAAAGCGCAGCGCAAGAGGCAACACCCATTAACTGGAGTTGCGAAGGAGCTTTTGAAGTTAGTTTGGTTTTCTGTTTCATCCAACCAAAAAGCCATTTCACATCTAAGGGCAAGCCAAGTTGCAACTGGACAAAGTTTCCTGTGGGACGAAACAAAGGAGACATAGATAAACTTTCTAGGTCAACTCTGGATGCTCTTACGCACGTCATGTTTTTTGATGATGCGCAGGTTGTTTCGTTGCAAGCGAAAAGAAAATGGTCTGACAGATCAGGCGCTTTCATTACTGTCCAACGCCTTTGCTAGGTGGTATACAAATCTCTTTATATGGTATACACTTAAGAAGTCCAGCACCCAAAGCCTTTGACAAAAGAACTAACAAAAGCACTCTGCTCATTCTATGCAGATGTCGGCGTCATCAAAGAAGATGCTAAAGGCGCATACGGTCAGTTCGCTGATCTGCCAACTTGCCTCTCAACCGTTGTCCCTGCTCTAGCGAAGCATGGAATCATTCAAAGCCAAACATTTGAACCAACAACAGAAGGAGGTCTGCCTATCTTAGTGACAACTCTTATGCACGAAAGTGGCGAGTCAATTCAATCGAGATTGCCGCTCATCGCAAATCAAAACAAAAATGCGATGTTTGCTCTTGGTGGATCGATTACGTATTTCCGCCGATATGCGTTGCTCTCAATCCTCGGTTTGTCAGCCGATACGGAAGTAGATCTTGAGGATTACAAAGAACCAGAGGTAGCAGCGCCAGTCAGTGTTAAACCAGATAAGCCTAAACCTAAGAAATCAAACACACCTAAAGACCCTCCTCTAAGCACTAGCGGCAATCCATCAGAGCGAGACGACGTTATTAATTCCATCAAAGCACTCAAACACGAAGACGCGCAGCAAGTCATCAATGCTTTTAAAAAGCAATTTGACATTCAAAGCGAAACCATCGCGTCCCATATAACATCAAAGTCACATGCAGAGTTCATCAGCAAAGCCATTAAACATTTCACCTAATGAACACATCCGCGAAGCCATAAAACACCTTCGTGCAGTCGCTAACCATGATTATTCAAAGTTGTACTTTCAAGCTAAATACACACGCTGGAAAGAGCAAAGCCTCGTGGCGCACACAGCTAAGATCGCGTTACACGTCCTCACCTGCAGTCCGCAGGTTGTACGTCCTATGGAATCCCCACCGGAAAGCGTATTTAACGGAATCGACGATCGAGATTGCGCCAAACAAGACCGAGGGACTTTGGACGCATGATAAGCGAAGAGCACAAACTTTCTCTCGCAAGGAAAAAGCAGAAGCTGCTGCAAAAATTCTTGCGAAAATTGTTGGCTTTGACGTAAGCATCATGATTTATGAATAAAAGCGACGCTAAAAGGAATCACCTGGTTTTTACAGCGCGATTGCCTGACGAGCTTGCCGTTAAGCTCCGCCATTACATGGATGATCGCAAGGTTTCGGCCTCAAAAGCGATTAACACAATTCTCACTAAATTCTTCTACAACAAGAACTGACATGGCCTCACCAATTTTCAAAGCGAAGTTCCGGATTACAGAAAACACAAAAGCTGAAAAGCCAAGCGACCCATCTCACAAAATGCCCATGGAGTTTACTCCTGAGGATGCACGAGCCGCTGCACAGTATCTCATTGATATGGCAAACAAAGCGGAAGACGAAAGCACAACCATCCGCAAATACACTTCTCAGACAGAGTTTTCTGAAGTGCCTGGGTTTACATGCTGGTTAAGTCTTTGGGATAACAGCGGTAGCTGGTCTCCGATGCCGATTGAATCCGCTAACGGGAAACGCGAACAAACAGAACGCCGCAAATCATTTGCTGTAGCAGACGAAGACGACGTTCCGTTCTGATTTACAGGGCGTCAAGGGTGCCGTACTGGAAACAGCGGCCAGGGTTATGGCTCCGTCACTTAACCCCTACAAGCCCTTCGTATAAGCCCCTGCTCAATTTGCACACCCCCCTAACAACAAAATTATGGATCAGCGTGAATTTGTAGAATCTCAACCTGAAGTTCAAGAGGCATTTGCTGAACATCGCAAGCGCCATGCGAAAGTCTTAGAGGCACACCGCAAAATAATGGAAGAGGCCCGAAAGGTTGCCGCTTTTATCGTCGCACATGATTGCTGCAATGAGGTGC